TCGCGGTTGAATGTCTAAATCTAGGTCTAAAGGGTAATCTGTTGGGACCCCTATATATTTTAAGGGGGATGGGGGGGTCACGGACTATCGGCATACTAGATCCCTTGGGACCCACAAGTAGGCGCGCAACAGCGCGCCGTCCCCGAGCCGCGAAGCGGCGAGGGCTGCACCCCGCCCGCGCAGCGGGCGTGACATTTATGCAACACTGTATCCACAATGCAACGACATAACGATCCCCGACCCACGGCCCGCGAAGCGGGCCCGAAGAAAGGAGAGCCGCGCAGCGGCGCACAACCTACACGTGTACAACGCAGGCGCGCCTGCGACACTATGTCGCATTGACATATCGCGATCCGTTGTTCTTGATTCGTGGATCGTTGATAAATATTTATTTATATATTGACTTGACTATTATTATGGGATAATCTATTATTATAAATAGAAAGGATGATTATGAAACACATAACTAAACGAGACTTATATCAGTTCAATACTGATATGGATGATATCGCGGATATGTTCCTTGATGTTATCAATGGCAAGAATAGCGCGGAGGAGATTAAAGATATAATAGAGTTCGCGATTAACAAACCAATAAAGGAGGATGAATAATGACTAAAGAAAAATGTAAAACTTGTAATGGAGAAGGTGTAATAACTAAACATTATATCTTTTCTGAAGACTGGCCAATGGATTGTGGGCATCATGAAAATGAATGCGAAGATTGCAACGGTTCAGGAACAGAACAAACAGAATAGAAAGGAAAACTAATGACATTAGATGAATTAGCAGAACATTACTTCCATGGATGGAAGAATGGTAGCTTTACAATAGATATGGATGAATATGAATTAGCTGCAAGAGGTGATGATGTAGCGGATATGTTCATTGAAGAAGCGAGAAGCAGAGCTCTTGCATGTGAAGAAGATATACAAGCAGAAGCTGGAACATTGGCTGAAGCTATTGATGAAACAGCGGCAGGTGGACGATGATTGAGTTCTTCAAAGAACTATACGCGTTTCTCGCATCGGGGATCGTTATATCCATGATCATCGCAGCGCTATTCTATTGGTACATGATCTATATAGACAATAAGCAAACAGACGATTTTGATAAGAAGTACCGCGAATCGCGAAAGGATAACAAATGAAAGATCCTAATAAAATTACATTAGCTGAAATAAAAAAACGATTTACTGAAATCTGGAAGAAAAAGAATCAGTTAAAGGCTTTTATTAAACATAATAATAATATCATTGAAGAAAAGAAGATTGAAATAGAACTTATGGAAGGTGATAGAACAGAACTAATATTAGAATATATACGCCAGAACCCTAATAGAATGAGTCAAGATCGTATTTGTTTTGATGTTACTATTACTGGTCCAATTAGATAAAGAATTAATCGCCTCCGATTAATGCCTCCTGGATCGCGGTCCAATCATCCTGGGCCGCGGTCTTCGCATCGCGAAGCGAGGTGCGTAGTTCGTGGATCGCGGAGCTTTGATAAAGTTTTACAGAAGAGGCAGAGGCGCCTCTTACTAGGATAAAATTACGCTTTGTCATGGTTGTATGAAATAGGATCTGATGAGGTGAAAAATGTATTTTACTACCCTTTGCTACTTTAAGTTCAACCATAAAAAATCCACAAGAATCATGATATCCCAATAGATCTGGAACTCCAAAGGATGCCCAAGACTCTAGTCTTGTCCATTTAATTTTAGGTGTATTTTTCTTAACTTGTTGCCAAAATTTAGACTCTGGTTTCATCGTACCTAAACGACTTGACTCGAGCGTATAACTTTAGACATTTTATGCTTTTCTTTCTCTGTAACTAATACAATTCTGTGTGTCTCATATGGACCAATCAACATGTTTTCCATTAGTTTAACTTCAGTAATGTCATGTAGATCTCCATTAGGCATTTGAACTTGAATACGTGCATTGGCTCCAACTTCAGAACCTTTAACAAACTTAGTTAATATACTTAATAGTGTTTTACCGTTTACCATAATATTTTAGGTGGGGCCCAGTATCTGAAGGCATAATCATTCATCTTCTCGTAAGCCGACCCCACACCATTTCATCGGAGATTAATGTTACGATTGATTTGTACTATAAGTTACGATATATGTCAATATTATGGGTGTACCAAAAGAATTAACAGAACGACAAATAAAATTTGCAGAGTTATTAGTTTTTAACGAAGGTAGAAAAACTAAAACTGAATGTGCAATGGAAGCTGGGTATGAAACAAGACCTAGACAAGCTGGACATGAATTAACTAATCCAAAGATATCTCCATTAGTTGTTAAATACATTGGTGAACTAAGAGAAGAGATGCAAAAGAAATATGAAGTTACATTTGAAAATCATATTGCTGAACTTGCTAAACTTAGAGAGGAATCTAGACAGAAAGGTGCATGGTCTGCTGCTATCAATGCTGAAGTTGCTAGAGGTAAAGCTGCAGGTTTATATATAGATCAAAAAATTATTAAATATGGTTCATTAGATAGTTTAACTCCTGCTGAACTAGAAGCAAAGATGAAACAGATTTTAGAAGACAATAAAGGTTTATTAGTAGAGGCAGACTTTGAAACAGTTAAAGAAGAATCAAAAGATAATACAAATCAAAAAGAAGAATTAATATCAAACAGTTAATTGTTTTTACATTTACAGTTGTTTAATAATAAACATCCAGCAGTTGTCTTCCAGGGACAATTAAAGGTAAACAATTTCTTTAACGCATCCAATTGGATAAACATTACGATCTCCAAAACTAATTATATTTCCATCTGAATCTGATTCATAAGATGAAAAGGTCATTAATTTTGTATCATCCTTATGAAATAGAAATCCTTCACTTACACAAGTACTACACTCCATTTCACTAAACTCATCATCATCAGCCCAACCTGTATCACCAAGTATATCTATCCAATGTAGTTTAATTCTAGGAAACTTGTCTATTTTCATTACCAGTTTTATATAAGGGGAATTTTAGGGGGTCAATTAAGAAAAAAATACCAAAAAAAAGTCTCGCGCGCAGACTATAGATGAGCAGCCAATACCAACACTTTTTTATCTAAATGGCGTAAAACGATGAGAACGCCAAGCGAACAGTAGCCAATACCAACGATTCGCCACGGCGTCTTTTTGTCAAAACAGCTAGAACCGTTGGTATACAACAAAACGCCACGACGCCACGCCGCCACGGTATTTTTTTTCAAAAAAAATATTCATCACTACCCCTAAAATCTCCCTTATGGTGGCGGAACAAGAAAAAAGCTATATAAATCAACGATCCACGCTCCCCGGACCACGCCACGGCCGCCACGGACCACTATTCCCTTGCCTTGCCATAATGATCTGCTATTAGCGGATCGCGGATAGGGGGTAATTCAGCATGGCTAAAAAGAAACAATCAATAGAAGATATCATGGATAGAATCCAAGAAGATCTAGACACTTTAAGAGATAAAGTTATAGAGCTTGAGGATAATCAATGTCAATGTAACGAGGACGACGACATAGACGATGATATCGATGAAGACGAAGACGAGTAAGCAAATGGTGTGGGGCCTAAAAACCCCACATTAATCAATTATCATTTTTATCCATATATTCACCATCTTTTACATAATCTATGAATTCTGGGCATTTTTCCTTAATATTCTCATCTAAATACTTCGCAAAGCTATTCTCATGAGTATGATGTCTTTTTGGATCAGTTGATGGTTTTCCATCTTTATAAAATTGAAAAGGAGACAATGTAATATCAACCGTATCTCCATATCCATCTATATCTAAATCACTGATATCGGCTCTATAATAAATATCATTTGGAAGATTAGATAAAACAATTTTAACTTCATCATTTACATTATATTCCAAAAGTTCTGCAATTAGTTCTTTTACAAGCATTTTCTTTCTCCTTTATTAGTTATAGAATTAATATAGTATAAATTCCCAGAATGTCAAGTGGTTAAAAACCCATATCAGTTATTTCTTTATAAGTTCTTTTCAATAATTGAGGATATTCAGGATTAGTAGAGTAGTTATATAACAGGTTAAAATAGCGATTAACATCATTAATACGCAGTTTAGACTGTAATTCACGTTCATTTCTAAAAGATTTGTAAGAATCTTTGGTATTTAATAGATTTACATAGTATTCAATAGAATGGCATTTAGACTTAAATTTAGCCACTCTAAACGTTGCGTTTGGGTTATTGGCAGGGGTCATACCGGTATGTAAATTTTTAAACTGATATATACCCATTAAATTGTTTCCTTCTAAAGCATAACGACTACGACCATAATTAGATTCTAGTGCTGCTTGTGTAAGTAATAGTTTTCTTGGTATTCTTTCTTCCTTTTTATATCTTTTATCAAGATAATCAGCGCATTTATTGACCGATTCTATGAATTCTCTGTTGTTCTTATAGCCAAAGGCGGGTTCTGAAAAGACTACAAACAATACAATAAATACCCAAAGTATTATTGTTATCAGATACAGTACATAATGTTTTAAATTATTCACGTAGTCCTCCGGCAATGTTAGTTGATTCAATTAGCTTATTCTGTTTCCTTTTGACAGATTTTCGCTGGCCCATAAGGGCTGTAAGTTTGTATAATGAAAGCATTTTGCCTGTTCTTCAGGTTTTGTCAAGTCGAAAGATGAACAAGGTTTTATATGGTCTATATGCCATTTTCCGTGGTTTTCTCTAGTCATTCCAGGTTTAAATAATTTTTCTAAATATGACCATAAAAATTCTACATTAGGAATTCCAAGTAAAGTCATAGTGCTAGCACTTTTGTTCTTACCTTTTAATGCAAGTAAAGTTCTTCTTCTTAAATTCATTATTAATTTATAAGTAGGATCTATTTTTCTTCTATTTCTTAATCGTTCAGTAATTTTTTTTCTATTTTTTATATTCCATAATTTATTTGTTAAACTTTTTTTATCTTTATTATTTTGATACCAAACCTTCGCTTTCATCGCTATTCTTTCTTTGTTCTTCTTATACCACTCTTTACTAAGCTCTTTCATTTTTTCTCTGTTATTATCTCTCCATACCTTCATTTTTTTATTATGGTGTTCTTTGTTATTTACATACCAATCTTTAGATGTTTTACTTTTTCTTTCTTTATTTTCAGAATACCATTTTCTAGAATTATTTATTGCTTTATCTCTATTCTTTTCATACCAACATTTAAGAGTTATTTTTCTTTTATCTTTATTCTTTGCATACCAATTTTTAGATTGTTGTAATACTTTATCTTTATTTTTTATGTACCATTCTTTATGGTAATTATTTTTTTCCATAAAACTGATCTATCCTTTTTAAAAATTCGTGTTTATATTTTTTAAGTTCTTCACCTTCTATTATAAATTCTTGATAAATGTTTTCAGGGGTTACCATCATAATAACTCCTTTTTGTATTTGAGTACCATGTACCACGTTGTGGGCCATTGCATAGGCTGCAAGTTGTAAACAATAGTCATGAATCCATTCGCGTTTCTTTGGTTTATTAGACTGTTTGAAATCAATAATGCTGTCTTTTCCATCATGCACTGCAACTAAATCAGTAGCACCTGCATATAGTTCTGGGTAATACATGGTAGCTTCTATGCCATAATATTCGCTTACTTTGTTCTTTAATCCATTATCTATAACAGTTTGAGCCATGGTATGAGCATTACGACCTATATCAGTTAAATCTAAATGATATTGACCGGTTAAAAAGCTTTCAATAATGGTGTGCATAGCCGTTCCACGCGTTGCAGAACTATCCACGATCCGCGCTGCTTCAGCCTCGCCTACTCGTCTGCGCCACAATTCCAGTGATTTACGTTTCTCTTCCGGCTGCGTTGCAGATAGAATCGTTGTCACCGATGGAAGCTTTGCTGCTCCTAGATCATAGTGACGATGTCCATCTACCGTTGCACGTGTTGATTTGGGATAGATAAATTTAGGGTTATGTTTCATATAAATATTCTTATAATGTAAGATAATATAATCATTCCAATAATAAAATTTCTAATTTCCTTCAGCGTAATATATCTTAACGCCCAACGATTTTTGTTTTTTCGATACAGAACGATTAATTGTATCTCCTGGTTTACAATTATAACTTTGGGTCTTACGACGAGATACGGACTTAACATCGTATAAAGTGGTTTTGCCTTTTTTGTCAACCACAACGATATCAAACGGACACTGCGGATCCATTGATCTAGCAACATAACAACCTTTCTTTAAAAAATCTTTTACCGCAATTAATTCTGAACATACACCTTTTATTGATCTACTTATCATTCCATTACTGGACCTTCCTTCACAGATTCATTATATAAAAATTTTATTAATTCTTTACTAATAGTAACTGTTGGATCAAAAGAAATATCTTTAGAACAACCAACTAAAAATAATATTATAAAAAAATATTTCATTTTTTCTTTTCTTCTTTTTTTACATAAGACCAGTCTATTTGATCATAGTTTTCTTTATAAGTTTTATCAGGAATACGAGATTTACCATCCCAACCTTTACCCCACTCTGATCTTCTTTTTTTATCTTTCATTAATGTAATGTAGTATGGTTAAAAGGTTTTACATCTTTAGATTGTTTCATAATAGTATTCATAGCTTCTCTAAATTCTCCATCATGTTTAAATACAGTTTTATATAATCGCATTGCTTGCGCCATCATAGTAGAAGCTACAATCTGTGGTTCATTATAACGAAGAACTAGTTCAACCATTTTATCAAACAGTTCGTTATAAATAAACTCAAGCTCTAAATCTTTTTTTGTTTTTCTCATGTCTAAGTTTCATAGTTAAATTTGGATTATTTTTTCTAATAACAATTATATCATTACCATTATGTACATTTTTAACTGCAACACCTAGATAATCATTTATCTTTATAATATTTTTAGTCACATACTCTCCTTACATTTTAAAATTTTATCAACTAATTTTTTAGAAGATAAAAGCTTTAATTTACTTTTTAATTTTTTATTTTCTTTTGTTAGACGATAAATAATCTCATCTAAATCATTCGGTCCACGTTTCATTTATATATAAGTATGGATAAGATTAATAATAACCAACTAATGACTACTATTAACATCCAAACATTTGGTTCGTATTTTTTAATTTCTTTTTTCATATAAAGTTTTAAATATACGTTTCTTTTTTATTGGACACCAGTAACCGTAATAACCTGATATTTTTCTTTTCATATTACAGCTCCTGCATCATCAATGTTCTCTAACATTTCCTCTTCAGTTAATGCTATTTCTCCCTGTGATTTACATTCTTTACATTGATATACTTCACCATAACAATCTCTACGATATCCGTTACCACCGCAGTCATGACAAATAACTTTATGAGTTTTGTCTTCCATTTGTTCTTTCTCCTCTATTTTCTTTATAGAATTTTAAAAGTTTATCTACCATTTTAGATCTAGTTCTATTTGTTCTTTCTGCTTGTATTCCAAGTTCTTTCCAAGTTGCTATTGCAACAGAAAGGGACTTATATTTAGCTGTATCAGCCATTTTTCTTCTCCTTTTATTGTTTATACTCTCTATTAAATTATATGGGAAGATATACTATAAAGTCAAGTGTTGCATTAATTTTATTTTTGGTGTATTGTGGACATCTCTTCTCACACCTTTTGTTTGCTCGTCCTAGTACAACTAGGGCGGGCATTCATTATCTTCTTCCCTGACCTTTATATTCTTTTCTATCGTTACGCTTATTTGGTCTTTTAGAGTGTCGACCTGGTCTTTTCTTGTTAGTGTGTTTGATGAATGTACCTGAACCTGATTGAACTTTACGTGCCATTATTCTTTAATTTCTTTAATTCTTTTAACACCATGTTTGTCTACTTCTACAATAGCTTTAATTTCTTTACATTGCCATTGAGTTGAATTTGGATTTCCATCTCTTTCAACTTTTCTTTTTTGTTCTAAACAATCTGCAATTGTAGCTTTAGGGGAATAATTTTCTAGTTTTCCGTTAAGGAACATTAATAATGCAAATACTGCTTCAACCATTATTTACCTCTTAATGTATCTAATTCTTTTTCTAATTTTTCTACTTTCTTTTCTAATTGAGCTATCAGTACTTTTGTGTGTACGTTTTCTTCTAATTGTTTAGAATGTTTATCCAAAGCTTTAGCTTGATATTCAATCAACATAAATAATTCTTGGTTTTTAGGAGTTTGATCTGCTTTCTTAAGAAGATCTTGGGCCATTAACTTTTCATTAGTTTCTAATCTATTTAATCTTTCAACGATTCCGAAATACGTCCATACCGCTACAACAATAGCAGATATAATAGCTACTATATTTTTAACAGGTAATGCTACACTTGTTTGGTCACTTAATTTAAATTCGCTACTCATTTTTCAGCTGTTTCTGTCATTAAACCTATTCTTTTACTACTTGTAATTGGAATATATTTAATAACTCCGTTAATATATTGTTCTACTTCTTCACCGCACAGAGAACATCTGTAGAAATCTTTATATAAGAATAACAAAGGTGATAGTAAATTGCAATAGGGACATACACCATGCTCTATTCTTGCATCTAATTTTAAAGCTCTTTTAAATTTTTTTGTCTTTTTTGGCATTTATTTCATAGAACATATCATCTGAATCATCTGTCTTCCAGTTTTTATTTTCTACATTCCAATACGTAGTCTGGACTTTATAGTCCGGCCAATGTGTAGAAGTAGTAAAGCTAGGCACGTTCCACAAAATACGATTGTTAGGCTGAATTGCAAAATTACCGTTATCAAGAGCCAAAACATGGCCACACTTGTGTTGATCAGGTATTTCGGAATGTTCAGTATCCACGATATTAGATTCTGGATGTGCCCAATCAATCGTAAATAAATATTCACCATGATAAAACTTTTTGTTTTTTCCTAAATATTTACAGCGTTGACCACTTAAAAAATCAAAAACAGTAACACTAGGATAATAACTAAATGAATTCCATAGCTGAAGATCTTCGAGATCTTGATGTTCAACCTCTCCGCTATGCAAAGTACTGCCGCTTCCTCTTTGAACAAAAGCAGAGATAGGAAGTCTCCAATAGATTGCACCATTTGTAAGTAAACAGTGAAACAACGGTGCACGGCCGCTAATACTCCCCAAACCAAATACCACACAGTCTTCAGTTTCTCCTTTATGTTTTCGTAAGTCATATAAATATTCTCTCCTTATTTTACAGTAGATTGGCGGGATGTTAGCATTTAAATATGACATTTAAAACTATTTAATAGCACCCCAGTTATCCCCAAATTCATAGTCAACTTTGTTTGGTATTTCTAATTTAATTGAGGATTCCATAATTTCTACAATTTGTTTTGCATGTTCACTGTGCTCAACAGATATATCTAATTCATCATGTATTTGTATATGAGGTACAATTCCTGCTTCACTCAAAGCTATAATTGATAATTTTGTCATATCAGCTGCTGATCCTTGTATTAATCTATTTAATGCTTTGTATGTACCAGCTCTTTTAATTCCAGGACCATATTCTTTTATTGCTTCAGCATGAGGTTTTGGAAATCCAGTACCAAACGTAGTTGGTTCCCAAAGATCAAAGTGACAAACTCTTCCACCCAAAGTTCTTATTCTTCCAGATTCATCTGCTCTTCTTGATACTGCTTGCATTAACTGTTTAATAAATGGTGCTTTAGCATGATACTGTGCAATCAATTTTTCTGCTGCTTCTTTCATTAAACCTAATTCAGCCATTAATTTATTTTTACCCATACCATACATTAAACCAAGATTAATTGTTTTAGCTTGTGATCTTTCAATGCCTGCCATCTTTGCAACAGCACTGTGGAAATCAGCTTCACCTGATTCATAAGCTTGTGCAATTTCATTTATACCATCCAATCTTTGTAGTTTAGCATAATGAATTAAAATTCTAGGTTCTTGTTGTGAATAGTCAAACACTCCCCACTTATGATTTTCTTCTGGAATAAATAAAGATCTAATCAAAGGACCAAGTTCTTTATGTCTTACCGGTATCTGTTGTAAGTTAGGATTAGACATTGAGAATCTTCCTGTAACAGTTCCACCATCATCAGATCTAATTTGATTTATATCTGCATGTATTCTTCCCTTGTGAGAATGTTTTACAATCGTATCTATAAAAGTTGTGTGTGCTTTATTTATTTCTCTTGCATAAGAAATTCCTTGTGCAATTTCATTAGGATGATTTGATAAAAAGTTTTTTGTAAAGCTTGGAGCTCCTGTTTTTTCTGTTATGTCATATGGTAATTTTAGAGCATCAAACACTTTTGCAATAGATGCTGCTGCCCATAATTCTACAGTAACTCCGGTTAAGTCCTTGATTTTATTAAGTATTTTATTTTCTTTATTCATTAATTCTTTTTTAATTTTATCTGCTCTTTCAACATCAACTCTTACGCCTTTAAATCTCATATCTACAAGACATGGAAATAATCTTGTCTCTGTATCAAATATAGTCCAAAGATCTTGATCAGATAATTCAACTTTCATTCTATGCCAAAGTTTTAAAGTTGATTCAGCATCTCTTTCTGCATACTGACCAACAAACATAGATGGAAGTTTCCACATATCTTTTTTAGCATCAATTCCATATTCTCTTGCAGCTGCTTGTAATACTGCTTCATCTTTACCTATGCCTGCATATTCTCTAGCTAAATCATTTAATCTAAAACTCCATCTGTTTTCATTTACTAATGATGCAGCAATCATTGTATCTACAACTTTAGCTGGAGGAGTTATACCTGATGATCTTAACCAACAGATATCATACATCGCGTTATGAAATATAAATGTAGAATCTTGTTTAAATAAATCTTGTAACCAATTTAAAACTAATTTCTTATCCATGTTACCACCACCTTCATGTGCTATTGGATAATAAGCAGCCCAACCTTCTACTGCTACTGATATACCTACAATCTTACCACGACCAACCACGTTCCCCGATCCAAGTTCCGTTAAGTCAGGATCACATGTTTCTAAATCCACTGCTATTTCTTTATGACCGCGAAGATCTTTTAGTTCTTCTGGCACTACCCATTCTGTTTGTGGTGTAAATAATATCTGCTGGAACGTTCTTGTCATTTATAATCTCTTTCTAATATCATTTCTAAATAATGTATTGCTTTTAATATATCTTCTTTTTTTCCTTTCAATTTATGTCTACAGATATACTTGATTGCATTACCTTCTGCAAATGGTAATTGATTTTCGTTTATAAATTTTGATGGTTGTATTTTCATTATTTTATAGTGTTGACCACCTACTTGTTTAAAAAATGTTTTGTTTGTCATATAGTATATGCTTTGTTGAAGTCTCTTGGATCTACAATATGTAATTCTCTCTTAGCTCTTGTAAAAGCTGTATAGTATAACCTATGTAAATCATCAGGGTCTTCTTCACTTTGTTTAACCGCAGCGGATGTTAAATCTAATAGAACACAAAGATTATCTCGTTCACCGCCTTTAAAAGCGTGAATGGTTGACATAAGAATACGCGGAGTCTTATTTATCTTCTCACCATTAGCTCTCATATTACGAATATAATTTTCAGTAATTGTGTCTACACCTTCAAATGATTCATACCATACTTTATCAGTAAGTAAACCATGATTCTGCTTACAATCATTAATTGTATATTTTTCTTCAGCTTTTAATGTTTTAGCATCTCTATATCCAGGAGTTATATTAGCACCTAAATATTTATATATATTCTTTATCTGAATATAATTTAAAGACATTCCATTTCTAAAATCTTCCCAATTACTTAATGCTAATAATAATTCTAATGAAATAGAGTTGACTCCTTTATGTTGATAATACCAACCCTGTAATTCACATAACTCCTTAACATCATCTAAAAAATAATTTGCTGATGCAAGCACAGTCCATTCACCTTTAGACATATCTACTTGAGTAATATCTGTATAAAATCGTAATAACCCTGTTTCTTGGCGTGGTTTATAGTCTTTTTCATACCTATTTTTAACTCTAGATATAATCTTTTGTGATAATTCGTGTATAGGACCACCAGGAATACGATAAGATTGATTAAGCGTCTTAATCTCATCTACTTCTTCTCTTAATGCTATAAAGTGATCTACATCAGCGCCTGCCCATCTAAATATCGCTTGATCATCATCTCCTGCAATATAAGTCTTTTCTGCTTTTTTCCATATAGATCTAACCATTTCCCATTGCAAATGAGATAAATCTTGTGCTTCATCTATAAATAATACTTTAAATTTTGGTGATAAATCTTGTTCTACAAAATCTTCTAATAAATCTGTAAAATCTTTTAATCCTTTTTCTTTTTTAAATCTTTTAAGTTCTTGATCTAATAAAAATAAGGTATCTCTTTCTATATCTAATAGATTTCTTCTTGAATCATAGCATTCCATTAAATCCATTTTTCTAACTCTAGCTGTGTTTATAATAGTTAAATATTCATTATCAGAATTAAAAATTCCATCTTCATCTGAATGAGATGCAGTTTTAATTGGTATATTACATCTTAATCCAAATTCTCTGTAATCTTCTCTACTCATCATTTTATCTTTTGTAATACCTAAAACTCTAAAGGCTAAAGAATGAAGAGTTCTAAAATATATTAAATCATGTTCAATACTTAATCCAAATTTTTCAGATGCTCTTGTAGCTGCTTCTCTTGCTGCTTTCTTTGTAAAAGAAAAGTATCCTATTTCTTTTGGTCTTGTTCCTTGTTTAATAAATTCATCCACCAAATTTAACAATGTTGTTGTTTTTCCTGTTCCCGGTGGACCTAATATTATTGTCTTCATATTTTTTTAACCTCCTTTCTAATATTTCTTTTTGTAATTTTATTTTTTCATATTCTTTTTTTAATAATCTATATTTTAAATACCAGTTAATTCCTATTTTCATTAGAAATGTTGTTCTTGATATTTAACTTGTGTACTAGATGCATCTAATTTTTTCATTGTGTTGATTTTAATTAATCTAGGTTCTTGACCTTTAACTTTCATTCTAATTTCAGAAACAAATATTTTATCTAATTGTTTAATTAAATTACCTGTCTTTGTCTTATCCATTTCCCAATGGTTCTTCTTACAAAAATTATAAAAATCATCCATTCTAAAATATGTAAATTCTCTCTTTTCATCTGTATAAGGAAGTTTATTAAATACATCATCCATAGTTCTTGCGTTCTGTCTATTAGTTGTCCAATCCTGTAATAAAGCTGTTAATTGATTTTTAGGATCTAAAGATTCTAATGCTTCAACTGTTTGTAAATTATCCATTAGCGGTTTTAAAAATACTTCTCTCCAATCTTTTTCTTTTAATCTTGGTATAACTAAATCTGCTTTCTCTAGCGCAGCTAATGCAAATAAAGCTGGATTAGCTAAATGTTCTGCTTTTAATTCAATTCTTTTTTGAGTCTCACCTTCACCAATATCTAAAAAATACTGTGGTGGATTAGAATCATATTTAGTTAAATTACCTAATAAAGGCATTGCTTCTTGATCAGATCCTACACCAAACTTTTTAGTTCTACATAATGCTGAATTACAAACACTTTGTATTGGAGGAAGTTTACATCTATATTTATCGTAACCTTTTTTACCTAAAGATTTTAATAACTGTTGTACCTCACCATTACTTAAAGGTGGGTCCATGAATTTTAAATTAGCAGCAACAACTTTATCTTGCCAAATATCTGGGTCAGATTGTTTGTAGTATATGGCAACATTAAACAATGCATTATTCCTAGATCCTTCACCAAAACCATCTCTAGCTAATTTATTTAAACATGGAGGCCCATCTTTAAATGCTTCATCTATCTTCTTTTCTTTGATTTCAATTTTTTCAACTTCTTCTTTGGTTTGCGCGTGCGTTTCGTACAGCTTATAAAACTCTTCAAGCGACGCAGCAGACCCATCATCATTGAACGCATATCTTAATCCTTTTGTTTGGTTATGGTAGGGAAGATTTAAAAAATTACCTGTGTCCCCACGTTCCACAAGTATTTCAGTTTGTTTAGGAAATATCTCAACTCCTTCATATCCTAATGTATCTGAAATCTTTTTTAGTGTAGTCTGCATTAACGATGCAGGTATGAATTCTTTTGTGAATAAAAATATATGCGCACCACCTGATTTAGATCTAAATAGAATCAGTGGTAATTTTAAATTTCTTATTTTCTTTACGATGGCAGTGTGATCAAGATTATATTGATCAACGTCAATACAACCCCACTTACAATTATTATCTTCGTTGATAGGAATAATACCGAGAGCAGGATCAACACCGTTAAGATGTTCTTCCCAAAGATTGTCAGTAATTTGTTTTCTAACAATAAATGCTTTTCCTTTTTGCTTACCATTTTCATTACGTTCTCCTTTTTGATACTGACCATAAGCTGTTTGCAAGCCAGTAAATATTTCTTTAAATTTTTCTTTCATACAACAATTTTAGTTGGAGCCCCAATTAAGGGGCCCCTATTAGTTTAAACTAGAACGGTACGTTCTCGTTTACTCTCTCTTCTACATCAGCTTTTGTTTGCACCGATCCTTTTTTAACATCGCCAGAAAAGCTTTTTGCACTTAAGTACAAAGCTTTATCTTTTGTGTCTAGAATTCGATCTTGTGTTACTACCCAACCATACCAACTACCTTTATCATTTTTTTGTAAGTTAGATGATAAGTTGTATACAACACCATGCATTGGGGGAACTGCAAATCCACCTTTACCGTCAGAGATCTGAACAGTTTTCATCATTGCGTTCCACTTCTTGCTTACATTTAGCTGCGTTGA